GTTTACGCAATTTCAATCTGCTACAGATACTATTGACTGCAAGATTGCAGGTGCTGCTCCTGCTACAGGAAGATTACGAGCTTACGCTTGTATAATTGACTGTAACGACTTAGGAGCGTCTGGCAAAGCTGCTGATGTCGATAGAGACCAGTTAGCTTAAATTTAAAATATGTTGAAGCCACTTCGGTGGCTTCGACTAACTTAGGGTGAGCAATGGCAACGTATTTAGCATTAACTAATAGTGTTTTAACTAGATTAAATGAGGTTGAACTTACTTCTTCAAATTTTAGTGCTCCTAGAGGAATACAGTCACAAGCCAAAAATGCTGTTAATGAGGCAATACGCTATATTAACCAAAAAGAATTTGGATTTCCTTTTAACCACTCTACTAAGACGCAAACATTAACTGCAGGTGTAGTAAGATACAGTATACCTACAGATGCTAAACATGTTGATTATAATACAGCACGGCTTGTTAAGGATTCTGATTTGGCTTCTTCAGGAAGAAAGCTAACTAATCTGAATTATAATGAATATGTACAAAAAGAATACATAACGCAAGAAGATGAAATAAACTCCACTACTGCTGCGGAGGCTATAGATTCTTCTGAAACAGAAATTGATTTAACTAGTGCTACAGGATTTGACAGTTCAGGAACAGTTTATATTGATAATGAACAAATAAGCTACACAGGAATAAGTACAAATACTCTTACAGGATGTACTCGTGGAGCTAGCTCTACAACTGCTGCGTCACACGATAATGGCACTACAGTTACCCAGTTTACTAATGGGGGAATCCCTCAATTAATTGTAAGAACTTTAGATAACAATTATTTACTATACCCTGTCCCTGATAAATCATATTCTTTAAAGTATGATTATTTTACTTTTCCTAGTGACTTATCGGCACATGACTCTACGCCATCAATACCTGACAGATTTTCGCCTGTTATAGTGGATGGAGCAACAGCATTAACTTATCAATATAGAGGAGAAACTCCCCAATACCAACTTAACTTTGCAAGGTTTGAGCAAGGTATTAAAAGTATGCAGAGTTTATTAGTTAATAAATATGACTATGTACGTTCTACAGTTATTCTGCAACCCACAGGATATTTTATATCAGCAGGAAACGTAGCCTAATGCCAGACCTATCCCAACTACAACCTGTATCTTTTAACTGCGAAGGGGGGTTAGTTCTTAATCGCTCTACTTTTATGATGCAGCCCGGGGAAGCTCTTGAGTTACAAAACTTTGAGCCTGACATTGAAGGAGGCTATAGACGGATAAGTGGATTTAGTAAGTATGTTTCTGCAGTAGTTCCTCAAACTTCTTCTTCAACAGAAAAAGTTTTAATGGTTGCAACTTTTGGTGATTATGTATTAGCTGCAAGAGGAACGAGTATTTACAGTGCTGCAGCAGGAGGTTCAAGTTGGACAAGCAGAGATAGCGGAAGAACAAGTGCAGCTAAGTACGATTATGAACGATTTAATTTTGATGGCACAGATAAAATAGTTGTTGCAGATGGAGCAAATGCTCCTACAGTGTTTAATGCTTCTTTGACTGCTACAGATGTTTCTTCGGGAGGTGGGGGAGAAGTTTCAACTTCAGTATCAGGAGCTAAGTTTGTTGCCTCGTTTAAAGAGCATATGTTTTATGCGGGTATGTCAGCAAAACCACAAGAATTAGTATTTAGCGTTCCTTTTGATGAGGATAACTTTGCTACAGCGAGTGGGGCAGGCAGTATCAAAGTTGATGATACAATAACAGGACTTAAAGTTTTTCGTGAAGATTTGTTTATTTTTTGCCAAAGCAGAATTTTTAAATTATCAGGAACGTCTACATCAAATTTTGCAATAACTGCTGTAACTAGAGATATAGGATGTATTAATGGTAATACAATCCAAGAATTTGCAGGTGATTTAATCTTCTTAGGGCCAGATGGCTTACGTACCGTTGCAGGTACTGCTAGAATTGGTGACGTTGAACTAGGTACAATAAGTGCAAATGTCCAGTCTATTTTTGACGATAACCTATCTAGTGCTAGCGAATTTGATTCAGTAGTTATTCCCGATAAAACCCAGTACCGAATATTCTTTACTAAAGATGGAACAGGACAAAACTCTACTAAAGGTGTTTCTTGTGTAATGAAAGGCCAAAAATTTGAATTTTCTGAATTAAGGGGTATAAAGCCTGCTTCAACAGACACATTTGTTAAGTCAGGAGATGTTATAGTTCTACATGGAGATTACTCAAATGGGTATATATATAGGCAAGAATCCGGTAATGACTTTGATGGAACTGCTATAAACGCAAAGTACAGAAGCCCAGATATGACATTTGGTGATGCCGGGATTAGAAAACATATGCAAAGAGTCATAGTAAACTATGCACCAGAATCAACTATAGATGCAGACTTGTTTTTAAGATATGACTACGAATCTAAAGACTCTGCTAGACCCGCTGCTTATGCTTTAGATTCAAGTGATATTGCAGCAATATATGGAACAAATACATATGGCAGTAGCTCTGACACTCTTGGAACATATGGAGGAGCATCTCAGCCTTTGTTTAGACAACCAGTAGAAGGTTCAGGGTTTGCTGTAGCACTAAGAGTAAACGATGGTGGCACAACTGCACCGTACTCACTTAAGGGATTCCAGTTAGAATATAATGTAGGAGCAAGAAGGTAAATGGGAGCAACATACACAAGACAATCTTCATATTCTGATGGAGATGTTATTACAGCGGCACATACTAATGACGAGTTTAATCAGTTATTAGCCGCTTTTGCATCAAGTTCAGGACACACACACGATGGCACGGCAGCCGAAGGCGGACCGGTTACTAAACTTTTAGGTACGTCTATTACAATAGGCGATGGAACTTCAGGAACAGATATTACTGTTACCTTTGATGGGGAAAGCAATGACGGTGTTCTCAAGTGGATGGAGGACGAAGACTACTTTGAGTTTTCAGATGACATACTTGTAGCCTCTACAGAAAAGATACAATTCCGTGACACGGCTATATACATTAACTCTAGTACAGATGGACAGCTTGACTTAGTAGCTGACACAGAGATACAGATAGCTGCCACTACTATTGACATCAATGGTAATGTAGACATATCAGGTACACTCACTATAGGTTCAGCAGGTATATCTGAAGCTGAACTAGAAGTATTAGACGGACTAACAGTTTCAACTACAGAAGTAAACATCCTAGACGGTGATACTACTGCCACATCTACTACAGTTGCAGATGCTGACAGAGTAGTAATGAATGACAACGGCACTATGGTGCAGGTTGCCGTAACAGACTTAGCTGCATATTTTGATGATGAAATTACAGCTATGCCTAACTTAACATCTGTAGGCACACTTTCCACACTCACAGTAGACAATGTAATAATAAACGGCACGACTATAGGACACACAAGTGACACAGACTTGATGACCTTGACTAGTGGTGTAGTAACTGTTGCAGGTGAATTAGATGCGACAACTCTTGACATTTCAGGTAATGCTGACATTGACGGTACAACTAACCTAGACGTTGTTGACATTGATGGTGCAGTACAGATTGATGCTACTGTAACTGTTGGTGTAGATGACACAGGCTACGATGTAAAATTCTTTGGTGATACAGCTTCAGCGTATATGCAATGGGATGCTTCTGCAGATGACCTTATATTAGGTGGTGCTGCAGGACTTGTAGTTCCTGAAAGTAAATTAACACTAGGTAGCACTGCTGTTACAGCTACTGCTGCAGAGCTTAATTTACTTGATGGTGTATCTGGATTAGTACAAGCAGACTTTACTAAACTGGCAGCAGTTGATTCAACAGCGGCAGAACTCAACATTGTAGATGGAGGTACTTCTGCTACATCAACAACATTAGCAGACGCTGATAGAGTTGTAGTAAATGATAATGGAACTATGGTGCAAGTTGCACTAACAGATTTTGAAACATACTTTGAGTCAGCTTTAGACACACTCTCTAATGTTACAACGGTAGGAGCATTAAACAGTGGTTCTATTACATCAGGCTTTGGTGCTATAGACATAGGTTCTAGTGCCTTATCAACAACAGGGTCTGTTACACTAGGAGCTACATCTTTTGGTGACAATGCCATTACTAACGTAGGTGACATTGCTCTTGACTCTATCAGTGCAGATGGCACAGACATTAACGTAGCTGTATCCGACAACTCAGCCACAGCGTTTACAATTAAACAAGGCTCTGACAATTATCTTGTAATTGACACAGCAGACAGTAGCGAATCAGTAGCGATTGGTACAGGTATATCAGGTACTGCAATTTCTATTGGTCATAGCACATCTGAAACTACAGTAAATGATAACTTGACTGTTACAGGAGACTTGACAGTTAATGGTGCTACAACAACTGTAGATACAACTAACTTAGCTGTTAAAGACACATTACTAGGACTAAACCAAGGT